AAGCACTTAATCCGATGAATATGAAGTCTCCTATTAAAACTACAACTAAAGTTCAAAACCCAAATATCATTAATAAAGAAAAGTTCTCTACTGGCAAAGTTCAAACAGGTTCCAATATCCTTATTGAGATGCCTAAAGAGGTTGCTAGAAACTTTCCTACTAAATTTATACCTCCTGGGACTAGATTTACTATAGCATTCCTTGGTGGTGATATAAATAAACCAGTTGTTACAGGAAGGGACTACGATGGCTACGAAGACAACGCTAAATAGTATTAAAGCATTTATCAACACAAAGCCAATCATAAGCACTGATTACTCAAATATGTCCTTTATTGAAGAACGTGAGCGTATTCAGTTTGCTGTTGGTAATATAATCACTGATGATTATTACCCTGAATTAAAAGCTAAATGCGTTAAAGTCCATCTTGACGATAAAGAGATTCAAAAGTATAAGTATAGACCTAAGATGTTAGCATACGATGTGTATGATAACGCTGAGCTATACTATATCATTCTTAGAATCAATGATCTTTATAGTGTTAAAGACTTTAACTTAAGTAAAAAGTATATCTATCTATTACCTAAGAAAGAACTCAATGCTTTTCTAGCAGATGTCTATACTTTCAGTAATGATAATATACTTACATTTAATTCAAATCATAAGATTAAAAACGTATAACTAAAGGTCTAGGCTCATTGTAGTCTAGACCACTATTTATTCCAAGTGAACTCTATTACATCATCTATTAATGCTGGAGTGCATCCTGAAATATCTTCTTGGTCATTATATAAGAGGGCATCCGTATAAACTATTCTAGGAGTGCCATCTTCTAAGTCATCCATATTGAAATCTCTAACTACATTTGCAGTTCCCTGAATCTCGTCAGGTGGTGTAACTCCAAATAGTGTATAAGTATAGAGTTTCTCAGCATCATTAAATTCATTAAACATTCTTAAACCAGTCTTAAGCACGATCTTGGTATCATCGAAGTTAGCTCCTCGATTATATGGATCTGCTTCATAACAATCTTCAAGTTCTTTAATGAATTCTTTACTAATACCATAAGCATCAGATTTCTTTTTAACTGTATCTGATTCTTTAATCTCTACAGGTTTCTCATTACCTAATAATGCACCCCAACTACCATTATTATTTTCATTATTAGCAGTCTTAAGTTCATTCAATGATAACTTAGATAATGGTTCAGCTAAATGAATATCCTGTAGGAGTTCTAAAGGTCTCTCTTTAGAATAAGGTAAATAGAAGAATTGAGATGATTGAGTTTTAAAACGTTTCTTAGCATTCGCCATACCAAGATATCGTCTACCATCAGCTCCATCTTCTGGTACTAAGATAAATGCAGAGTCAGCATTTTCTGTAATCAAAGTAGATTCACCGATATTAGCTCGACCTACTTTACGTACTAAATCTGCTTCAGTAGATTTACGACCTTCATCAATTATCTTAGCAGCATCACGGTTCAACTGAGATGCAGTGATAACTGGAATATGTTTAGCAATAGCAAATTCTTTAAACTCATCTACTACTGCACCAAGAGCTATACGCATATCACCACCCATGAGTTTAAAGTCACGAGGTCTAATACGTTTAATATAGTCTTGTACTAAACAAACGACTTCCTGTCCATTAGCAGACATTTCGTCATAGATTGTATATAAGTAATCTGTATCTACAGAGTTACTTGGTACATATCTAAATTCAATATCAATAGGTGAATCATTAGTTACTCCTAAGCCATTTTGTCTAAGAAGATGCATTACTTCTTTATAACCACCGAATTCACTAATGTCATCATCTGATACTAAGATACTAAATACACGTTCCAATGTTTCGTTCAAAGTATTTTCCATCGTTAGGAATAATATAGTTGGACGTTTAGTTGGATCCTTTGTAGTTATATCTTTATTATTACCTTTGATTTGAAGTGTTAAATTTAATAGCGTACTAGATTTACCTTCACCAGGTAAGCCTAGATAAATATAACAACGATCATTCTCAAAGCCACCATTCAAGGATCTATTGATTGCTTGAATGCCTGTTTTTAATTTTGTAGAACCATCGAGAGATCGATTATACATGTGAGCTACTGTAGCTTCGAATTGCTCATCATTAGATAATGATAAAGATTCAGAAACACTAGTTACACTTACATTCTCTTTGATCTTTCTGTTGACTTCAATAATTTGCTTTTGTACACCTTGAATGATTTTAAACTTTTCAGCTTCATCAGATGTAACAAAGTCACCATATTCATGATAGATATTAGACATAATAGATTGAGTATAGAATGAGTTTCTATGAGACCCAATATTATGCTCAATGAATGCTATCTCATTAGCACCCAATGGTTCTTCTAATTTCTTTAATGGGAATAAGTTTTTCTCATCTAACCCCTGCAATGCTGCTTGAAGAAGGATATCTCTATTTTCATATCCTTTAAGTCTAGCATCGACCAGTTGTCTTAAAAATTGGTAAGTAGTCTTTTCACGAACTTGCTCTACACTAAAATTCTTACCAGGGTCTACCATTGTAAGTAGTTCCCTTAGATCTGTTAATACACCCCTGTTTGAGGTATATATGGTCTTTAAGATATAATTTGCATATAAGATCATTGATGATAGCGGTAATACATATCCGCCACCTATATCTTTCTTAGCCATCTTCAATCCTCACTTTACGTAATTGATCACTCCTTTAATAGTTCAATTAACTCTTCAGGAGTGATGTAAGTAAATCCCTTACTATCGTTTATATATCTACTTAGAATATCAAACTCAGTAAGGCTTTTATCAGTTATATAATCATATTCCCTGCATTGCTCAAGTACTTCTTGAGATTGGCGTCTGATTATATCATTCTTGTAATCACACTTAATAGCAATATTTGGATTATTCCTATAGAATGATTTAAGAATATTTATATTCTCGTGCTCTAGTGTAAACTCCATACGGATATTATCTACACCTTGAGCTTGCCGTTCTTTAATAAATGCAATAATCTTTTGAGGATCATCTTTGATCATCTCATCAAAGTTTATTGTATCATACTTATAAGACTGTATTTCTTCAAAGTGAACGTAATACTGTCTTGTGTTTATATCATGTAATAAGATTAAATATCCTTTAGGTTGCTCTTCACCATAGCACCACCTATAAGGTGATCCACAATAATAGAAGTCTCTTTCATAACAACCTTGGACGTGTACATGACCTGAAATGACTGGTCCCATAGAGTATCTGAAATTATCCATTCCAAATACTGGACTTGGTGCATCAAGATCAATTTTATCTTTTCCATATATAGCACCTCTAATTGTACCATGCATGCATACTGCATCATAGTAGTTCTGATAGAGGATATTCTCGTAAAACTCTCTTCCCATTCCTGGCACTTCAGGTATACATAGGATACGTTTTTGTTTTACATATTCAAATTTTATCGTTTCAATTACACGGACATCTACAGATGGATCATTCATATATCTATAAAATAGTTTAGTCTGATTTGCATCATGAGATGGTGTACCATGTAAGATAAATAAAGTACATTGTTTAGCTCTACATACTTGAACTAATTCATCTACAAACTTCAATGCATACATAACTGCATCGGAGTTACTCATAAACTTATGGTGGAATAAATCACCATTAATCGATATCAAGTCTAAGTCTAATAGCTTGATTCTATCTATAAATTGATTCTTAAGAATCTCATATTGTTTAGCTGGATCAAATACCCCGAAATGGATATCTGAAATATGTGCTTCTGTTAAAATATTGCCTTTCATAATCTGCCTCTAATGAAAGAAAAGAACTCGTAAGGATCCCTGAAGGACCTTACCTTTATTTAATAATCTGTTAGACCATTAATAAAAAAATATTCCCAAGAGTCATAGAAGACCCTTGGGAAATGGTTCTATTTAGTTATCATTTCGAAACATTCATAGAAGTTTTCATCATTAATATCTTCAGGTCTTAATTCATCTGTTGAAGCGTAACGATATCTAATAACGTTATACTTAGCAGACTTTTCAATACGACCTAAAGAGTTATTTAGAACTACACGAGCAATATCTTCATCTTTGAAAGTAACTCGTTTATAGTTCTTAAGAGCAGATTTCATTTCTTCTTCGGATGCTAGACTAATGAATGCTTTATAAGCATCTGCATCTTCTATATTAGAATCAATGAATTGAACTACTCGTCCAGTATCAATGATAATATCATCATCAGATTCTGTAGGTAATGGATATCCATTACCTGCAAGACCAATGAATAAATCATTTAAGATTACACCTGGATCAGTTGGATCATCAGATGTAATTCTAAGAGATCTAATTGCATTATATTTATAATTGTATTCATATTCAACTACAGCCGTCGTAGTATAAATAGTACAAGTATAAACTGGTCGGATATGATCACTAAAATCTAATCCGACTACTCTTGCTCTTTGATCTTCTTCTAGACCTTCAAATTCCGTTGGATCAATTGAATTGGTTCTATCTTGACGATATTCTAAATCAATCAATAACGCATGATCTTTCAATAGATTCAAAATTTGACGTAATTCTTTAAAACTTACATTGTACTTCTTACCTGCCATTAGGTTATACCTCCATACAATATTTCATTAGATTAACAAAAGATCCCATCAATCTATTGATGAGATTAATAAATAAGTATTCATCGATCTTATTAGTAATCTCTAATTCACGATCTCTGAATTTATTACTAGACACTATTTCATTAGTGACAGTATTCTTAATAGAAATTGTAATGATTGGTTTATCTTGATTAAGACCAATAGTACAATAACTAGTCTCATTAAGATCAAATTCAATATAGATTGAACCTGACTTGGAATATGTGATAGGAAGACCATCTTTCATATCCTTTGTATTATGGAAGAAGAAAGATATCTCTGCTATCTTAATGAATGCTGCCATCTCCCGCATCATATCATATGATGGAGAAGTATGGATTAAATCATCAAAGTATTTACCTAGTTTATATTTATATATCCACTTAGGTAAGAACCAACTAGGAATTGGTTCAGTGATTTTATCAAAGAATATGTTTTCCATGTTAGCTCCTTTTTAAATTTCATAACCTCTTTCACTGAGGTATTTACTGAAATCAAAATCTTCATTAGATTGATTCATAGCAGTAATTGCTAAGATATCCATAAGATCAAGATACATAGCTTTAGCTTGTTCTTCTGTCATGATTCCTCCTAACTTAAAGTAGTTGGTTTACTTATATTATATCTATCAAAAGATGTAATATTCTTAAGCTCATTACCAACTTCATTATATAATTCCTTAGCCTCTCTATAAGAGAGTGGAGTAAAGTTATCTTTATTCAATGCAATGATTGTTAAAAGATCAAATGTATATTCAAAGTCAGTATCTACTCTGACTATAAGTTGTTTATTACCTTTAACATAATTTAAGAAATAAATTATGTTATGCAATAATGGATCTTCTTCATTTATAACTTCTCTACCAAAGCAAGATATGTATGTATCTTTATCATAAATTATATATGTAGATACACTTTTGCTTATTCTAAATAATTCAGTAGTATTTGGGTTAGAGCATAATCTAGTTAAAATTCTTGGAGCTTCCCAATTATTTAATAGATTCTCATCACCTTCATCTGAATCGTAAATATAGAAGTCATCAAATCGTTCATAATATAATGAAAAGTCTGTCAATAGTTTCTCTATAAGATTTATCGTATCTCTAAGATTATCTAATGTCATTTCATTATAGCATTTTGTTGGAATAATTATAGCGCAGTCTATTGCCTTATATTCAAATATGAATCTAACTTCAAACTTAGCTTCTTTATTAAAGATAACTATGGCTCTATTATCGCCATCTACTATAACTTCAAGTCGAAGCTTATTGAAGTAGACTGTATTAAATATATCAATCACAAAAGGATGTATAGTTCTATACATCATCATGATTATATCATCAGACTCTTCTAAGTATTGGTTTGTAATAGCTCCCAAGAGAGGAATATCCTCTTCTGGAAGTACTTTAATTAGGTCTACTGCTTTATCCATTATTTGCCACCTTTTGGGATACTTTTAACGATACCAAGTAGATCAAATTCATCATTAACTGCTACGCTATTAGATAAGCTATATGCAGAGTTAATGATAACGATACCAGCTTTGACATCGTAAGTAATATAGGTGCTATATTTAGCTCCAATCTTAATAATATTACCATTTACATCTACCCATGCAGTTGGAGTCTTTAAGTTACCTACATCACTGCCTGGGGTGGATAGATAGTCTGCAATAGATAGCAAACGTTTAATAGTAAGATCTGTAGAGAATCTTTTGAAAGATTTAATTACAGTGAACTGATCAAATGAGGAACGTAGTACTTTTGCAATACTAGTTCTTAATTTACGTTCACTTTCAATACCCAAGTCATCAAGCATCATACTTAGAATAAGATTCAATGCATGATATGATTCATGAGTAATGATTGAATTGGATTTGATGTTAAATACAACATCTTCTGATTCTGGAATAACTGCAACTTCAACTGCACAGCTAGTACCAATAAATTTAAATACCACAAGACCTGGGTTAGGTTTAATTACATCAGAGAATGTAATTTCACAACCATTAGCTCCAGCTTTGTATTGTGGAATAATAAAGTTATCCTCTTCTACTTTCTTTGCTAATTTTGTTAAACCGTTAGCGTAGCGAGAATAGAGTAAATTAGGGTTGATCAATTTCATAGCTGTTGATCTCCTTTCCAAAAAAAAATAAAAAGAGGTGTGGTCTTGGCGGGGGGAATTTTACGTTCAATGTTTATGATATAGTTTATAGTGTTTGATGTGCAATATTTCCTGGGAGTGTGAGAGTGGGAAATATTGAGAGAGGTTTGTTTGGATTGTATTGTGTTTATATAGGGGGTCCGCCAAGACCACAATGGAAAAATTCATCTGCCAGGGATCGCAGATGGATATCGATTCCTCGATATCACCTAAATAATATATAGCTAAAATAAAGTTTACCTAGCTCGAGTTCTGATATCTTCATTCATACGGTCAAACAATGTAAAGAATATAGTACCACATATATTATTTTTAACTATATAAAATAATTCAGTACTTTTGAATGTTTTCTTATCCATGAAATCCATATTATCAGAATTCAATAAACACATGTATAGACATACATCTGTATCTTCCATATACTTATCTGGAATATCATATAAGTTATAATCAGTATTATTAAAGAACCCATGGTTGATTAAGATATTCTCAGCAGCTAGTTTGAATAGATCTACACTATTATCTTCAATTAAAGTATCAAATAAACTATAAGAATCTACTGTTGTAGCTGCTTCAAAATCATAACTTTCTACATCTTTAAGATACTCCTCTTTTTCAAATCGTTCTAATGATCTAAAGTTAAATTTAGATAGGTCTATTAAACTAGCATTTTCATGGCTATGAGTAAACCAATCTTTATACCATGGAGTTTTTCTCAGATCAGTTAATAGAGATACATCATCTAGATTAACTATCTCTTTATATAAATTGAATATATTCATAGAGCTTAATAATAACTCTCTATTTAATCTCTCTCCTATAAATATAGTTAGAGCTTTACCTCGATCTCTATTATTAAGATCTTTTAGTTTATAGATCTTAGATAGAGTCTCCTGTAATAACTCTGTGTAAGTTTTATCCATTATAACCTGCCTTGTAGTACGTTAATATATATGAAATGACCAATAGCCATAACTATAGCATCCTTATTATAAGACTTATTGGATGGATTCTTTAGATTAATTTTTTGAGTACTTCCTTGATAGTATATATCAAATATACCATTATCAATATCCCATTCTAGAAGCTTATCGTTATCAATATAAGTATATCCACCTGATATTAATATAAATAGATCGTTATCTGATATCAACTCATTGAAAAGATCTAATAGATTCTTTGTGTCAAATAAGAATAATAGACCACATAACCAAGTTAATTCACTTGATGTCTTAACTGGAAATATATAATCTTGACTTCTAAGATAGTATCTACTGTCAGTAGCATTCTCTGGTAATGTACCATTTACCTTATGATCTACATATTCCATTATTGCCATATCTTTATCTAGTTTAGTATAGTTATAACAGATATTGTATATCTCTTTCTGCTTAAATTGATCAATTAACTTCACTAAGTTATTCATCACATCTCCTCCTTTGTTATATGAATGTCTTTAAATTAATAAAAAAATAAAGCCAAGGATCATAGTAATCCTTGGCTTGTATTGTTAATCGCAGTTGTATCTAATAAACTTAATTGTACTATTAATTTCTTTAACTGTTGGTAATAGAGTCTTATATCGATTATGATCACTTTCAATATTAGTCACTAATACTTTACTAGATGGGGATAGATATCCTCTATCCGTAATAGAACCAAGCTCTAAAGTCTTTTCAAGTTTATTTACTTTAAAGTATTTAAGACTTCTAGCCATAGCTGGATTTGTAAATAACTTATCATAGATAAATAGGTATTTATCATAAGTATCTTGTACATCAGATCCATGTCTATATCTAGTAATACGATCGTATTTATCTTTAATAATCATTCCTGGTAGCTGTTTATACTTACCTAACTCAGATTTAAGAATATCAAATTCTGTAACCATAAGATCTCTTATAGCTGATAGCTCACGAATTAAAGTAAGTAAATTAAGACATCTAATATCACTTAAGCATACATCTGCGCATTTAAGTCTATTATAGTATTTAATAGATACATATGGAGATTCATGTGGGTACTCTTCAATATTAGTTAAAATATTTCTTTTAATATTAAGATGAACTTGCACTGAATCCTTAATTCCTAAGCGAGTCTTACCTAGACGGAGATTACACTTAGGAGATAAAAACATATTATGCAATACATTCTTAACTTTATATCTATTATTTGAATCATAAGATCTTAGTACTTTATTGAAGATATATCCAATATCTTGACAAACCGCACTAATAGTTTGCAATCTAGTTAGATCACTCTCTGGTAAATATTTAGTTACACCCTTTTTCATTTTTATCATTCTCCTTTAAAATAAAACGTATACGTGATAGGACTAGATATCCTATCACGTTTATAATATATAACTATTTTATTTATCTATTACCCATTCCATAAAATACTTAATACAATTTCTAAGCATTCTATCTGTATTCGATTTAGGATCAGTTGATGGATGACCAAAATGCTCTCTTAGATTCTCGTAATTATATCTATTAATATTAAATTCACTTGTATTATTAAGTGATGGTGCTAATACTACATTATATATAACCTTAGCATCAATTTCTTTATTAAGAAGAATATGATGAGCTGGACCAGCACTAACTACTAACTGTTCTGTTATATCATCTACTTCAAATAATACATATTCACTCTCAGGCTCACGAGTAACTGTATATCTAGGTAAACTTGTTTCAGTCTTATATTTCATTGGATTGGCTAGCTGTATGGCTACAACTCCACAGATTAGCTCATAAATATTAGCATTAGCTATATATTTACGCATACTATCTTTTAATCTACCAATCTTATAGTCATACCATAGCGCTTTAAAGAAATTACAAGAATCTTGTGCTTGTTTTAATTCCTTATACTGTAATATAAACTTCTGTAATTGAGGTATGTCAAATACCTCTAATATTGGACTATGCATATCTATTCCACCCACCCAAATATTTGACATAGAGTTGCTACTGCAGATATAAGGAATATTCCAAATGCAATAGCAAAAGATCTATCTATTAATATTAGAATTCTTTCTTCTAAGCCATGAACTTCCTCATTGTGATAGTTTAGTAATATTATAGCATCTAGTACGAATATTACAAAAGATGCTATCATTACATTAAATGAAAACATTAGAAGCCTCCTATATATTAAATACCCACATCCAAGCTGCCAAGAAGGATGTTACTAAAGATACTACTATTATAAGTCCACCAATAGTTTCAATAATATCATTATCATCTATATTTAGACTATGGGCAATGATAACTAATAGAAGTGTAGTTATAATTGAAGCTGCTGCTATTTTAAACATCAATAAATAAAGCATGTATGCCTCCCGAATACAGTTATTAACCAAACAAAGATAATAAATGATATCCCAGAAATAACTACAAAGAATGCAGCTATCCATAATATTACATCACCAATCTTAGATTCAAGATTGATTAGTTTGATTGCACATCCACCAACTCCAATTATACTAGCAGTTAGTAAAGATGCTAATGCTATATTTCCAAATAATTCATTCATTTTATTTTACTCCAAATTCAGAAATCTTAATCTCTCTAAATACTCTAATACTATTGAATGAGTTTAATGTATCAAGAAATGCTTCAAACATACTTTCAACTAAACCCTCATTCTGTTTGATGTCTATAGTATACTGCTTATACTTAGACTCAAATTTATTAAGCTGCAGTACAGTAAGCTTATCTATATGGATACCTATTTCTTCTAATAGATATCTATATGCAGATAGTTGCATAAAGTATTTGTATCCAATATTACTTGAGGTCTTATAGTCTACTATATGAATTTCATTACCGATTCTCATAACTGCATCTATAGTACCACAAAAGTATTCACCAATGAGTGATTTTTCTAACATGATTGGTTCTATGAGGATATTTCTCTCATATCCCATATCATTAAACCATTGTATAAATGACATGAATCCCATGGTCTTATCTACTGGGTCAGTCATACATAAGTCATTAGTTAAGAAATGCTCTATTTCACTATGAACTCTAGTCCCTTCAACAGCATATCTATTTAATTCTCTACGGTATCCTATACCTTTAAAGCCCAATGAGTTTGCCCATTGAGCTATATAGTCTTCATTTATATGACTAAGTACTTGAGTCACACTAGGAACTTTATTCTCTCCATGCTCATAAGTACCAATTTTTACTTCATCATTACTAAGAGTAGACATCTATTCACCTCCGTTTGTATATCTATATGTCTAGGCAATATTAAAGAATTACTATGGGAACTTAATAGTAATATAGTTTCGCCGACTATATTACACATATATCATAATGAGAACAGTGACAGCCAGTGTTTTCTTGTATTCATTTTAGATGTGTGTCTCCATTGTTATAAACATACTTAGTTGCACCCCTAGGAGGTTAAGTCTCCTAGGGGTGTATACACCTGCAAATTAAACATTGTAGTAATATTTTAGATACTTTCCGAAGGAGGATTATAATGGCTCAGTTGAATTTCAAACTCATAAATGAGACTTTTATCTTTTCCCAATATAAAGATGAATATGAAAAATCTGTCTTAAGCTTTATCAAAGGTGGTAAAGAAATTGACGTCCATTCTGAAGCTTTTGCTGATATTGCATATGATGTTAAGAAAACACAAGTTGGTTCTTTCTTAATCTCTGCAATGGAATCTAAGCAAATCGTACTTTATACAAGTACACACCCATTAAACCGTAGCACTCGAGTATTAACTGCTAAAGATATTAAAGGTGGCACTGGTAAATACTTGATCTATGTAGACTGCACTCAAATCATTGACTTTGAAGGTGGTAAATATAAATGCAACAATGTTAAACAACTAGTTGCTCATCTATTAGAAGCATCTGTAAACATGATGTACTTTGGTGGCTATTCTAATATCGTATCCAGATTCGACTTAGTTAAATCTGGTGCATATGCTTTTGCTTCTCTATTCAATAATATCATTAATTACTTATTCAAAACGAATACTGTAAGTAATATCCATAACCGTGTTATGTATCTTGCTTCCCAATACTTCATTAAGAATATCATTGGTAGCAATAATCCTAAATATGGTTATGCCAATAATACAGCATTCTCTAAACAAATTGCTCGTATCTCTGATCGTGAAGTTGAATTAATCGAATCCTATGTGGAACGTGATTCCTTCAAGAACTTAGATGCATTTGTATCTATGCTTAGAGATTCCTTAAAACTCCATAAATTAACTACTGAAGTGGTAATTGCTACATGGGTTAAAATGTACTCTCCATCTGCTTTGTTTGCATTAGAGTACTTCCCAGCATTCTCTGCTATGATGACTAATGCCTATATTGGATGCTATTTAAATAATCAATCTACTATTGAAAAGGTGACTAACCGTGGACTTCCTGAATATGTTAAAACAGTTCTAGATGTCGGAGGTCAATACTATGAAAACTTACGATAACGAAGTTTATAACTACGTTGATCAACTTAAGAATTATTCCACTACAAATATCTCTGGGATGCAAAAAGGTATCGTCCCAGAGGTAGTTGATATTAGCTGGGATAAGATGAACTACTATGTATCTAAAGGTATTCGTCACTATGTAACTTATGAGAAAGAAGGCTACGTACTTCGTATTACTGGGGTACGTTACCGTCTTAATTACTTGACTAAGAAAACTATTGACTTCGATAAACGTATGACTGATGCGGTCAATGAAGGTCTAGTATATCCATTTATGCTATTTGTAAATGGTCGCCATGTAAAATGGTCTACTTTCCGTGTAGTACGGAATGCTAAATATACATATCTCGTTTGCGATAAGAATACTGTCAAGGATCTTAATCCTTTGCATATAGATAAAGTTGAAATGGTGAATCTACCATTCACTTATATGAGCTATTCTGAGACAAGAAAGATCCCTAAACCAAATACTGAGTTATTCAGATTTGATGAAGATGGTCAATTGTCTCCATTTGGCTCCATTGTATATAGTTTAGATACCACTACTCTTAAATTAGAGACTGGATTCTTTAAAGTATTAGCTGGTGGTAGAGTTGATAACCGAGATTTAGACTTTGATGCTAAATATAAGCTCACTAAGAATAACTTCTTATGTTGGGCTAATGGTCTATTTGATAAAACAATAGACCCTGATATTAAAAACCTTAATATCATCACTATGAATAATGGTGATCCATTAACTTATGACTTACAAGTCAAATACTTCTATCGTGATATCACTAATCATAATAGAAGTAATATCACTATTCCAGAGAATAAAGATTTATTAAAGAGTCTTATCACTGAACCTGAAAATGAAATGCCTGCATTAGATGTCAATGCATTGGGTCGTGATTTTGACTTCCAATATAAATACAATACAGACTATGAAGACAACGTATCTTCTGGTATTAGATATATCAGTCGTTATAATTCTTCTATGTTTGATAAACTCTATGAGAAACGTTTGAAGATTCATTCTAGATCTATTAGTGGTAAAGAACTAAAAGCTCAGATTTCTAATAATGTATTATCTCTTCCTAGAGGATATCATAAATCTCCAGAGACATTTGTAATCATCTATAAGAATGGTGAACTATGGGATCTATATGATCGTATTAGATACGTTAATAATGACTTCCAAATTCCTATTACTAATGCCGAGATCAATGATATCATTGACTATGATGAATTTGAATTCACTTACTTCACTGGAGTAAATAATAACTACTTGAAAGTAGAGTGTACTGAAGATAATAATACTATCGAAAACACTACCATCAAGTATGAAGATCTAATGGTATTTGCTAACTATACTGAAGATCAAATCTATAAAGAACTCCCATACAATAAACGTACTATCTATGACGTTAAGTATACTTTAGATAAAGATAATAAAACTGTTACATTCACTAACCCAGCTTATTATGGTAAGACCATTTATATGGCTGCTAAGAATCAGTTTAAATATCAGCACTTTAATATTACTAAACCTACAGTACGTTACTTCTTTGGTAGAGACTTCATTCCTTGCTTGAATAAAGATAGATTCGCTGTATTCCACAATGGTCGTCTATTAAGTAAGGATATGTATAGAGTTATTGTCCCTGAAGTAGAAAATACAGCTACTGAAGTCTGTGTTCACTTACGTCGTATTGCTCAGAAAGGTGATAGAGTAGACATCTTCTATTTACCTTATGACTTCAACTATACTGATATTGGTAAAACAAACCGTGTTGATGTAGTCACATTAAAAGCTACTGTAAATCAACAACCAGTGTTTGCTATTCCATTCCCTTCTAAATCTTCTTTATTAAATAAGAATAGCTTCCTATTATTACGTGGCTCTGTATTGGTAGACCAATCTAGATATAATGTAATTGGTCGTACTATTGTATTTAAAGATCCTAAAGACTATGTAGCATATGGTCGTGAAATCACTTTTGTATTCTTATATAATGAAATGATTGAAAATAATCCATATGGTGGTATTAAAGAAGATGATGTATTAAATATCGATCCTCAATTTGTTATGGCTACTAGAGATAATCAATTGACTTTTGATATTCCATATCCAGAAGGCTTTGAAGGATTCTTCTTTGTTACATATCGTGGTATCTATGTAAACCCTAAACGATATGAAATCATGGAAGGTACTAAACAAATTAAGTTCTTTGACCAAGATACAGGTATTGATGCTGGTACTGCATTGATCTTTGTATTTATCTATCCAGATCAAAAGAATAAAGTTGGTACTTCTGCAGTATCTGTTAGAGCTACAATGAATAACCAACTTAAGTTTACTATCCCATTACCATATGCCAAATACTTTGAAGATCAAAATAGCTTCTTCTTAATCAGAAATGGCGTATTCCTAAATGATGCTGAGTATTATATTGATACTAAAGCTAATACTGTTGAGTTACTTACAACTAATGGTTTAGACTTAGGTCAAGAATTAGTATTCAACTTTGTTACTGGTAAGAACGTATCTGTTAAGACTGCTATTGAAGAAGTATTTGCAGAGCAAGATGGTCAACTAGTATTCAAATTACCTAAGGCATTACACGACTTCGATAAGAAGACTGGTAAATTCTTCTGTGTAATTGGCGATACCTATGTAGATAACCGTCGTTATGAAGTAGTTGGTAATGATTTACGATTCTTAAGCCGTGAAGACGCTGTTCGTGAAGGACGTACAGTTACATTTATCTTTGTATATACTGAAAATATTGACACTGAGACTGCAACTATTGGTGGTGTAGTTAATAACTCTAAATATACTAAGTTTGTCACTGAGTCTGTAGCGTGTACAGAAAATGGTCAACGTACATTTAATATCCCATGGGCGGACTCTATGCTTATGGATAAGAAAATCATCGTAACTGTTGGTAGTACATTCATCAGAGAATCTCAATATACTATCTCTAAGACAATGAATACTATTACATTCATTGATGATAGTATAATCACTACTACTGATCGTCAAGTTACATTCACTTTAGCAGACTCTGACTATATGGTAATTGCTAAAGAAGTAATTGATAAAGAAGCAGTAGTTGATGGTCAAACTGAATTTGATATTCCATTACCATTTGAGAACTATCTTAAACTAGGTAACTCTTTGATGGTATTTGCTAATCAAACTTTCATTGATGCATCTCGTTATGTATTAGATAAAGATTTGAATAAGATCACTCTAAGAAACTATAATGATGCATTGAAGGCTGGTCAAACATTATCCTTCCTATACTTCTATATTGCTAACCAAAAGAATAGAAGTTTAGAACGTGAAGATGTACAACATCCAATGATTAATGAACGTGGATACTTATACTTGAATAGAAATGACTTAGATCATCTATTGAATAATAAACTCTACTTCATGTTTATCAATGGTAAGAAGATCAATAAAGATAATATCATGAACGTTGCAAATAATATCATTCGTTTGAAATCTGACGTTCAAACTCGATTCAATACATTAGTATTAGACTATACTCCATCTATTCCAGAATTAGCTGAGTATAAAGATATTAACTCTGACTATGATATCATTATGAACCAAGTATCTAATGATGATATCAATAAGTTATTCAATATCTATAACAACGTAACAGATCTTGAAAAGTATATCGTTCCAGATACTTCACAAGAAGCTATCATTAATGATATTATTAGAACTCACTATACATCTCATGGTATCAATAAAGGATTACCATTTGTATATACTTATGATGCAAGTACGTTCAAGAATAGATCTATCTATAGCTTAGCTACTACAGTTAATAAGTATATTGCTCCTGGTAAATATACATTTACTTGCCCTGAAGATGTATCTATGTTAGAGCTTAAGACTATTGCATCTTCTAGTAGATTTAAACCTATAAGTACTGCAGTAACTACATTGGGTTATTTAAGATCTAAAGATATTGAATTCGGTGAAGTAAGCTATATCTTGCCTACAGAGGTGGCGGCTTATATTGATGAAAATATTGGTACTGATCTTAACCTAGTTAGTCAACCAATCTATAAGAAACCTATTGGTGGATTACCTGAAGTAAATAATTTTGTTCCAGCTATGAAACCATTACGTAAAACTGAAACAGAAGAATCTAAAGGTAGATTGACTTCTGGTTACTTCTATCAAAAAGAAATTATCAGAAATGTCAAAGTATATCCTGGTTTGAAATATAAGTTAACCATTCCTCAAAATGGTTTCATCAATATTGCTTATACTACTGCAGATACAGATATTAGTCAGTATCATTTAAAATATCGTATTGACTTTGACTCTGATCGTGATAATACACCTATCTTCTATAAAGGTGATACATTAACTAAACCAGATACATTTGTTAATAGCTTAGAAGAAATGTATAGTGATGAATTCAACTTACAATTCAATCAAAGTTTTACCAAACCTGGTGAAGAATATTGGATCTGTCCAGACAATGTAGGTGAGATTATCATTACATTATGCAGTGGCTATAGTAAGATGATAACTACTGAAGATATTGAAAGATATCCAGCTGCATTCCAATTCTGTGGTTATGGTAGTACTAACTTCTCTGTAGCACCAGTTCCTAAACTTGGTGATATTGAATCTGTGGAGTTGAGTACTTTCTATGATAGACTCACTAATGAATATGATTCTAGAGTTGCTAATACTATCAATGACGGTAATGAAATTCATTATAGCAGTAATGGTACTATGTATGGTTGCGGTGTAACTGAGTTTGGTATTGTAGATAGAAATGATGAAAACGCTATTAACTCAAGTAAAGCTCCTGAAAATCGTAATAGAGTTAACTTGATGCTTATTAATGGCGTGAACGTTTCTAGATCTGTATCTTCCATTGCTCCAGAAGTAAGCTCATATATTAAAGTTGAGCCTGGTAAATCTTATACTATTAGAGTTGGTAGAAATGCTATCAAGACTGATATGGTTTTAAATAAAACTGAATCTGAATTTGGTGGTGTACTTGGTTTGAGCTACAATAATAAAGTATTGTTGACTAATATTGATACTAACGTATACTTATCTAATGCCTTAGATGCAACTCATATCAACAATCCTGATATCGATTACACTGGTCTAAATGAAGAAATGACTGAATCTCAACTTGCAGGTGATCCTGGTGTATCTAATGTAGTTTCTGAAGAAGCTATTGAAGAACGTGATACTCCAGTATTCCTTAAAGAATTACCTAAGATTGCTGTCGATGAAAGTGAAACAGATAATCTATTCCAAACTAATATATTTGATGCATCTAATGTAATCAGAGAATAATATAATACCGGATAGGGATGTCAAAATCCCTATCCGCTTATATTTTGAACATTAATGTAATTAAAATACATATTCGCAAGGAGGTATAATATGGCTACTTCTAACTATAAAGGGACTCGTCTTCCTCTTATAGCATTAGATTATAATTCTCGCTTCCTGGCTGAGAAAAAAGAAATCTTATTTGATTATAAGACTGGTAAACTCTATGTAGTTTCCGCCGAAGATAAATCTGTTATATTCGATATAACAAGAAATATTCTAAAAGAAGTTGAAAAGAATGTAGACCTATCTAGCTATACATTCAACGTAGAAGGCGTTGGTATTGTAAACTTAGATGGTTATATTAAACATCTTTCCAAATATAATCTAAATACTGTAGATGAACCTGTAAAGAGATATCGTGTACCACAAATTACATTCGATAATGATTCTATTGTAGATTATGCTGGTACTATAGAAATCAATGGGTTTAGTCATGCAGCTAATAATACTTACCCAGTTAAAGATGGTAATATCGTTAAATGGGTACAACGTACAGATACAGATATTGTAGAACGTGTACGTCACTTAGAAGAAACAGCACCACCTGATGCTGTTAAATTTAAGAAACTTCAAGATGATGTAGCTGCTGTTAAATTCACAGCTAATCAATACTCTAATCTTCCAGTATTACGTACTGATATTGATGCGGCTACTCGTAGATTGGATGATTTAAATACATTAATCGGCACCACTAATGATAATCTTAATACTAAGATTACAGGTGTTAAGAATGCTGCAGATCTAGAGCTTAATAAATTAAGTAATAAGATTACTGTATTAGAAGCTCGTGAAGATTATGGTTCTAGAGTAAATACCCTTGAAGGTAAAGTTAATGAACTTAAAGCTTTAGGTGATCCTAATTCTAAAATCTTAGCTTTACAACAACGTATTGCTAACTTAGAACAAGGTGAAGACTATAGTGTTTCTATCAATACTTTGAATGGTAAATTAAATAATTTATCCGATAGTACTGAAACTAAGTTTACTAATATGAACCAAGAGATTGGTTCTCTTAAAGCATATAATAATGAGAATACTCAAATCCGTACTAGTATCTTAGGTCGTTTAGACGTTATCGATGCATTAAATATTGCTCCAACTTTAACTGACCTTAAAGCTAGAACTCAATCTTTGGAAGGTATTCCTAACCTTACAACTAATATTGCTAATCTTGAGTCTACAACTAATACTTTGACTAATAGTTTCTCTCAACTTAATGCTAAAGTAACCGGTCTTCTTAATGCAGAAGATCCATTACCTCGTGTTAAAGCATTGGAAAACTATAATACTGGTAAAGAAAACTTACCTCAAGAAGCTAAAGTTAACTTAGCTGGTGGTAGTAATAAAGTAATCCGTCCTGATAGAGTTTATAACTTTATCTTAGATAGTGCTAATCCATCATTTACCATTGTAGGTTTAGATAAATCTACTGCAGAAATTATTCTTATTCTAGATCCTCAAAATATTGGTACAGATGCTATCAATATCTTTATTACTAGAGCTGATGGGGTTCAAGTTAAAATTCCTAGACGTATCATTCCTAGTAAAAATAAAGAAGCTCAATTGGTTCGTCTTGTTACATATGACCGTGGCGTAAACTGGTTCTATTCAGTAGCTGCTGGTATGATTGGTAAAGATCTTGCAACTGATAATACTATTTAATAAAGGGGTATCTTACACATGGCAACTTTAAAATATTTGGCTACCGAACGAGCTCATCTCTCTCAGGTGCCAATCTCGGAAGGTCAATTTATCTACACCACTGATACTGAAGAGGTATTCTATGATGTAGCCCATGACATCCGATTTAAAACAAATAAACTTAAAATAGTAAATACTGATACTGAACGATATCGTTTATCTAATAACGACCAAGTAAGTACAGATCTTATTTACTATATTAAAGAGTCTGAACTATTCTATGTTTGGACTAGTGCTTGGAAAAATGTTGTAGCTACTACTGAGATTACACGTTTTCTAGGTGACTATAAAAATGTAACTCCAACTACATTAGTTAAAGGTGAAGAAAGATTTGCACCTATGACTATTGCTTCCCAAGTATACACAGATGATGGTGAAACTTTAGAAGCTAAAGTTAGACAAATCTCTCATATTGCATCTGCATTTGATTCTATTGTAGTAACTAAAAAAGGTAAAACGTTTGATATCCCAGTACCTTTTGAAAGATACTTTGATCAACCTAATATGCTCTTAGTATTTATTGGTACTCTTCAAATCTATCCTAACCGTTACTCTATTGAAGCTAATCAAATTACATTCCAAGAAGAAGTCGAAGCTGGTCGTACAATCAACTTCTACTTTATCTATAATGCTCAAGCTCCTAAACTTGAGACCATGAACTATATCGATGGTGCATATCTCAATAAAGGTACTGTACCTATCGATAGAATGCAAAAGTATAGTCATAGCTATACATCTAATGATACTACATCTGTAGCTTCTAGTGCAGCAGTTAAAAGTCTTTATGACAAAATGAATGCACTATTAGACCGTGGTGGTATTATTACTCGATGCGTTACTAAAGATGATAACGTTAATATGGGTACTACTTTACCTAATGAGTATAAATTACTTGATGGTAATGTAATTAGTGTACGTTTCCATGCTAACGTTGGTAATAACCCAACTCTTAGAGTTGATGGTAAAGCTATTCCAATCTTTGTAGGTTTTGAACCAGCTAAAGCTAATGAAATCCAAGCTGGCGATGAATTATACTTACAGTATGATTATATTAGTGAACGCTTCTATGTAACTAATGGTTTACCATACCTAATCGATAGTACTACATACTCCTATGCTGTATTAGCTGATGGTGAAAATGTATTTAGATTTAATACACTTAACTATGATCCTGGGGTGGATAGATTAGAAGTATTCCATAATGGTGTACGACTCATCCAAGGTAAGAACTATAAATTCATTGCTGAATCTAAAAGCATCTCCCTTGTAGGTTATACTGCAGATAAAGGTGATGTAATTGAAATCGTAGTTTATAAAGTAGCTCGTTCTCGTGCAACTAATAACTCTCAAGTTACTGTTATACGTCCAGACTTTGAATCCTTAACTCGTTCTCTTGGTGAAGCTTTAGAAGAAGTTAAAGCTAAAACTTCTGAGTTGAAAAATAAATCTCTTGATATTATCTTCCCAATGTTTGGTCCTCAAACTCCTGGTTTATCTGAAGAAGCAGAAAATGTCGGTGAGTCTATATTTGTCGGGGTTGATAAAAAGTATTGGTTTATTATTGATACTTTCATGAATACTCCAGATAATGGTGGATTTGACTCTATTAAACGTGCTATGCAAAAAAATGGAATAACGAAGTTCGAATTCCTTTTAATCACGCATTGGCACAGAGACCATTACGGTAATGCCATTAAAATGATCAATGAAGGTCTTGTTGGTAAAGTATACGTTCAAGATGTATTTAAATATCCTAATGGTATTCCTGGAGCATATGGTATGCCAGCTACTGCATTACAGCGTGTCTATAATGAGCATAAAGCCGCAGCACTAGCAAAAGGTATTCCATTTGAAACTGCTCCAACTGGAGATGTAGATTTCCATGGAGCAAACCTATATTTCCACAATAATGATGACTATTGGATTAAAATCCACAATAATGGTACATGGGCAAATACGGATTATAATAATACATCTATTGGTTTGCTAGTATCTTATATTGGACGTAACTTCTTATCTCAAGGTGATGGTCGTGAGCCAATGATGGCAGGACATGCTTGGGCTATACCGGCTAATATCGACTTATTAAAATCTCACCATCATTCTATTACAAATATGCCTTGGAAATTTAAAAAGGTAAATCCTAGAGATGTTGTTATTACATGTAATAAACGCCAGATGGTAGAATGTACACGTTTTGACTATCAAGAAAACTTGGCTAGTATGGGCTCTAATATGTATTTCTTGGTAAATCAATATAATGATATTCATATTACATATAGAGCTGAAAATAATAGTGTTGAATATAATAAAGAATTAACCCATGGGTATCCAGATAGATGTGCACAGACTTCAATGGGCGGATCTCTCAATACAATCTATGTAGATAAAAATGCAAGAGCAGAAATTAAGACTGGCGATTCCGGTGCTCCTATTGATAATTTATCCGATGCAATTAGAATGGCACATCTAAATCAATCTAGAGAGCTTAGAATTGCTATTTACCCTGGAGATTATACTACTAGTAGAGATAATTATAACTTCCTCAGGATCCTGGATGGAAGTATGGGATCTCTACAAATAATTGGACTTAAAGGTAGAGTTAGAATTGTAAACCTAAGACCTACCGAGGGGGAAGTAATTTTACCACCAGTCTATATGTTTGGGTGTGATCAAGTAGTATTTGAAGATATTACTTTTAAAAATAGTAATATTGATGCTACAGAAAAAGCTGTTGCAGCAGCTTCAGCATTCTATAATGTTGAAGTTTCTAATGGTGATGCTAGATTCTTTAGATGTAAATTCGGGTTTGACCATGAGCTAATTGTAAATAAATTTAATACTGATAGAAACTTTAGTCCTATCTGCATTGATGCATGGAATGCTAGAGCTACAGTTGACAGTCCTATATTCTATGGCAAAGCTAGATATGGCGTTAGATCTGCTGAAGGTTCTATAGTAACTTTTACTGGTAATGGTACAGTATCCGATGGTATTGAAACTGTATACTATGCTACAGAAGGCAATATCAATGTAAATGGTATATTATCACGTAATACAGCTAATGAGACTACTGGTGGTGGTCAAGTTAGATTCCAAGATGTGATTACCCCTAGCTATCAAAATACATCTAGAGGTCAAATCATTGGTACACGTTTATCTCAAAGATATGGTGGTCCTCAATATTATATCTCTGATGGTAGAGGCGGTTATGATTCTGTGGATCATTTCAATATCCATGGTAATACTAATATGACTCCTAGCTTCACTGGTCAATTTGGTTATGATCCAAGAAGCAAAAAAGTTAAATTTGCTGTTGGTAATTCCAGTATCAATGACTGGGTTGAATTTGCTAACTCTGAAACTTTAGAGGCAGCTAAGACTAGCTTAACTAGCTTAGTAAATACTACTAAAGATACATTGACTCAGACTGTTAATAATATTAAACAGCAAGTAGCTAATACTATAAATTCCGATTTAGTCAGATATATAGAATTGCAATCCGGATATAGAATGTGGACTAATGGTGCAACTTTCGCTAAAGGTGAAAAATTCATCTATCAAGGTAAAGCATATCAAGTTGTATCTAATAATGCAGTTACTGTGAATGATAATAATGCTCGTACATTAAGTAGTAATAGTAATATTATCGGTACAATTATTAACTTGGAAGGTAATTCCGTAGTACAATACTTTGATAGAGATGATGCTCATTTAGTTGGTGAATTAGTTTTACTTCCATATAAAGCTGATGGCTATGTATTAGCTAATGGCGCAGAAGTTGCAAAATCCAGATATCCTAGACTTTATGACTTTGCAGAAAAGAATGGTCTATGGACAACTGATACAAATAAACGTGGTCTATTTAGAAAATCTGGTTCTGATAATTTCTTCTTACCAGATTATAGATACGTATATTTAAAGGCAGATGTCGATACTAATGATATTGGTAAATTCGCTGCTTCTAGTGCTCCTAGAATTACTGGTGAAATGGCAATCCGCTCCGATGGGGTAATTGGTATTGAAAGTGCATCTGGTGCATTTGTTAAAGATACAGACTTGACAAAAGGTACTGCACAGTCTATGGAACTTAGAGCTAATTTTGGTAAAAAATTAAAATTTGATGCATCCAGATCTTCTAGTGTATATTCTGGAGGAAATTCTATTCACCCAGATCACATTAA